CAGTGACGAAACTGAGGATGCCCTTGGCACCTGCCGTGTCGGCGATCTTCGCCAGGCTGCCACCCGAGGTGACGAGGCTTGCATATGGGCCGTCCAGCGAAGTCTCGTTGAAGGTGAAAAAGTCGTCGAAGAACCCGAACGCCGGGTTTCCGCTGGCACTGACCGCGCAGTTGCCGTTGGGGCCGAAAGCCGTCGGCGGCGCGAATCCCCGCCATACGCGAGGCGAGAAGAGTCTGGTTGACATGTCTTCAAAGTACGCGTGCATGATTGCACTCCTTGTAAAGCGGGAGTTGTCCCAGCCAAGGGTGGGCGTTATCCCTGTAAGTGAAATTGAAGGGGGCTCCTATTTAACGTCGCTGCCCCCGTGCGACGAGGAGGACTACGCGGTCTCCGTGACCGTACTCGTGCAGTAACCGCGGAAGTTGCCGCGGCGGTTAAAGCATACGATTTGCACCGAGTCGTCCATGCACCGCACTCGCACGTTCGACATTTCGGGGTGCTGGAATGCCTTGCGCTTCCGCATCTGGCGTCCCTCGGCGTAGTACGCCTTGAAGGTCGCCCAGTTGACGCCCAGGATGATCCCGTCCGTACGGGCATTCACGCTGGCGGCATTCGTCCAGGCCGGCACCCAGTTCAGTGGGACGCCACGGATGTAAACCGTTCCGCTGTGCGCCGCCATGTCGTCGCCGATGTTGTCGTTGCCCAACTGGAGCAACTGACGAGCTTGCGCGAGGCGACTGTGCGTTGTCAGTAGCTCCCAGTCGTGACGCTTCTGGTTCACGATGTCGGAACGCTGCACCGGCGGCATGAATTGGCAGAGGTCCATCGAATTGATGACCTTCTCCACGAAGTCCGCGCGATCCACTTTCGTGTACGGGAACGTGCGGTTCCGCCACTGATCGTAGGTCGTGCAGGAAATCCCACCAACGCCGTTGGACCCCCAGCCGACCGGCTCGTAGCCGTCGAACCCTTCTTCCGAGTTGTTCTCGGTGGTCGAGTCGTCCGTGGCGGTGATCCACCACAGCAAGGACACGGGCGGGAACGGGGATTGCGTCGGGCTGGACGGGCCAGGGCCGAACATCAGGTCTTCCATGCCGGTGTAGAACGACGTAATCAGGTCGTTTTCGAGCGACTCGATGTAGTCGTAAATCTGACGACCGCCGGTGCGGAAGATTTCCTCGTCGATGTCGTAGTGGTAGTTGTTGGTGGTCAACCCCCACTTCAACTCGCCTTCGGTCAGCACGTTCACGCGGGTCGAAGAGTCCCGGTGGTACAGACCGACAACCTGGAAGTTGTCGTTCGTGTTCACCTTGACCTTCCACTTGCACTGTGACGTACTCATCGTGTCCTTCTTCAGGTTTCCGCTGAATAGACGCGATGCGTACTTGTACTCTTGCAGCGGCAGGGACAAGTCCTGTGCCGCCAGTCGGTCCTCACCAGCGAACTTCTGGTGAATCCCAGCCACGAAATCATCAATCTGTTCAATGCCAAGCGCCATGAGGTCGCTCCTTTATTCAGCCCCGCTCCAACTCCCGATAGAGCCGGTCGGCCTCGTCCCGTGGGTCTTCCCTCGGGTCTTGTGGTCGGGTTGCCCCGCCACCAAGCCGAATGTTGCTCTGCCGAGTGATCTTGCGAGTTCTTTGTTTCAGTTCTTTCTTGCCGATCTCGTTCGCGAACAAGGAACGAGCAATACGGCCCACAATCGCCTCGTTGAGTTCCGCTGGGCGACCCAACGCTGCCCTGCCCCGAAGATAGGTTTCCACCTCCACGAACAGGTCTTCGCGACGGCTCTTCTCCTCGGCGGTTTCCTTGTCGGTTTTTCCGAACAAGTCCTCGTGATTGAGGGAATCCACCAAGCTGTCGAAGTGTCGCTCTTTGGCCTCCGCCTCCGTCTCCGAGTGGCGCGATTCCAAAGCCTCCAGACGGGCATCGTAGTGATCTCGCAATCGCGTGAACTCTGCGATGATCTCGTCGTCGTACACGTCCTTGTCCAGCGTGACCTCGTACCGCCCCTCTCTGAGAGGTGCAGCCTCGGGCTCAACCTGCGCCTCCTCGCTCTTTTTGGCGAATTGCCCCTTCGCGTTGCGGTCGGGGCCGTCAGCCAGGGCCTTGCGGCCGGCTTCTATCGCGCTCTTGTCGAAGAGTCTCAGTGCCCGTTCAACTTCCTCGCGACTGGCGAAGTCGGACAAGTCCGATTCATCGACGCCATACGCGGCTAATTCGGCCTTCAGACCATCGTCCATCCAGCCGTCATCGCTTTGGTCCTCGACCTCGGCGGAATCGGCTTTCGCCGTATCATCGCCCTTGGGGGCGGCTTTACTGCCGGAGCTAGTCTCGGCAGCTTGTTTCTGTGGTGCGGGCTTGCCTGCGGTTTCGGAAACGATCTGCGCGTCGGACTTCTCGCCTGCGCGATCTGCCTCCACTTCCTTCACTACCTGCTCGGCGTAAGCCTTTACTTCCTCTGAGCTTGTCTGCTCGGAAATTTCGTCCAGCGTTTCAACCGCCATCAAATCATCCTCCTGTTATGTTTAGCCGTCTTAAACCGCTCTGGGCTTTTTGTCGGATCGAGTTTTGCGTGTCGTGCTAGTAATCTGACCACCCTCCATCAATATCGTGATATTGATTCCCGCGTATCTCGGTAAGCACTCGCATCAAATGATTGCGCCCGCGACGACTTGTAATTGTCGCCTGGCCACTATCCGTGATGTGAACACCCTGAATGCCTTCAGTTTCAATCAAACGTCGCATGTCGGGAACCTGGCTCTTCATGCAGCCTAACGCCTCTGACACCAGCGGCTTGGCCGTGCTGTACGTGTTCGTAATCATCGCCACGCCAGAACCACCAACCGGCCCGCGGCGGTGGAACTCGGCTGGGGTTACCTCTTTTCCGTTGATCTTGAGCCTGTGCTTCCTCATGCCGGTGCCCTCCCCATCATGGCTTGCTGCTGGCCGTTGACTTGCGGCCTATTTCCCATGAGCGTCTGGATCATGGCCGAATGCCTTGCGTCTTGCGTCCCGCCGCCAGAAATATTCTTCCGAACGGTTTCCCTGGATGTAACCGGACTCTGCCGTACCGTGTTTTGGTCGCCGCCGAGCATCGCTGCCGGGTTGGCGAATGTGATGAACCGCTTGAACTCGGGTCGATTCTTCAGTCTTGCGATCTCGTCGACAATTGCCTCTGCGTCCAGTGTCGCCCCAGACGCCTGGAACATCGGCCAAAGAGGTGCAAGCTGTTGCAGTACCTGGAATAGCTCCTGCAACTTCTGCTCGGGCGTTTTGAACACCATCGAATACGGCTCAACGCGAAACTCGTAGTCCTCAAACGCACCCACACGACGGTCGGGCGTCCAGTCAGAGTTGACTTGGATTCCGCTATTTCCAACCGGCATCGACGACTTAATTTCAAGGGTCTGGTCCTCCCACATTAAACGTCCGAGATCCAGAATGCTGTCCGAAGCGAAGGAAACGACGGCCATTCGCATGTCGGCCACGTTCCGGCTTAGCTGCCCATGAACCAGTTCCTCCTGCCCCAGAGTTGCAGCCTGCGGTCCAAGGCCACCCATCGCCTGGAGGTTTCCGGCGAAACGGTCGTATTCGTCCATGATGAACGTGGCCAACGCCATGTCACGCTGGTCAACCCCGCCCGTCTCGAATTGCTTGATCTGCTCCGGACTCTTGCCGCGATACCAGCCATTCCGCTTTGCCGTCCGGAGTGAGTTCGCGTCATCCTCCATTCCCGGCGGATAGACGTTTACAGTCCGATGGGCGTCCGAATCCGACTCCATGCGAACGTGAAGCCTGTTCTTCTGAAGGTGCATCCCGAACAAGTTGATGGCCGGCGAGGAGGGAATGATTCGGTCGGGAACGTCGCCAAGAGACAGGAACTTGTACGGCCCGGCCTGAGAACCAGTCCATTCCCGCTCGATCAGCGGCTCCGCGTCCTGGTCGCAAGCCATCGTGACAATCGACTTGTTCTCGGCGATCCACACGTCCTGAAGCCAGATCATATCCTTGAGATCATCGTCCTCGGCGGGGTCGGTTCCGATCTCCCTTGTGGCTCCCGTGCTGTCGTGGGACTCGCGACTGGTCGGCCTCAGCTTGTCCTTGACCTTCTTCGAGTAGCCAGGTTCGTCCATGACCTTTTCGTAATCCGCACGATACCGATGCCCGCAGTAACGCATCTTCGTGCGTTCCTTGGACGGCATGTCCAGAATCAGGTCATCGGTCGAAACACGGTTGAACCATGGCTCGCCAGGATCAAGCCATACGTCTTCCTCGGATTCCAGCAGTCCGTGGAAGCGAGTGTCGGTGTCTCGCATCATTACGACGCCACACCCGATGCAGAAGAAGGCGTCCAGCACAATGGCCCTGAATGTCTGGTCGAGGGCCATGTCGGAGATCAGCTTGTTGACGTTGACCTCGAATCTCCTCGCAAACGGAATCGATTCCATGCGAGGAACCGAAACCAGAACCTGCGGGTTATTCGCGGCCAGGGCGACCGTGTAGATGCGGGCAGTCTGGTTCATCAGGTTGACCAGAATCTTGCCGTCTTCCTG